AGGACTGTCCTTACCACTTTGTTTTATTGGCCCAATACGCAGCACTCATTTTGCCCTTAGCGATATTCTTAGCGTGACGGGCCTTAAAGCTCTTTCTGCGAGCCTTGCCAGCTTTGGTCTTAGGGTTCTTGCCAGCACCGCTGACGCCCTGCTGACCGAACCGAATAAGTTTTACTTTGTCGCCAGACTTAGCTAGTACAGCATGAGATTTGGTCTTATGGCCGCGTGTACGCTTCGGTTTGTTGTAGCCACTAAACCGTTCACCGCGATATGTAATTGCCATCAGCCCTTAACTGTACCGTACCGTTTGGTGCCAGCCCTGGTAGGACGCTTGGTCATACCTAGCTTTCTTTTGAGCTTGGGCGAGCTTGCAGAAGGAGTCCTCATAGCCATCGCTCTTTGAACTTCTTCGTTAATCGCGTCCATCTGCATAGGACTAGACTGTGCCCGAAGCATTTCCATCTCCCTCTCGCTTATAGCACCGCGAAACGGGCGAAGACTGTCAGCCTCTTGTTTAGCCATCTCAGCAGCTAGTCGGCCCTCGGGAGTATATGGGAACTCCTTACCATTAACGTTCGGCATCTCTGTAATCCTTGTCAGGTATGTTTCGTTACTCAAGAGTATATAACCATAAGCATGGAGGCGGCCAGACTCGAACTGGCGTCCACCCCAAGCTCAACGCCTACGAGGTGTCGAAACCTATCTCGCCCCCCGTTGACTCGCGATTGCTACCAAGACCTTCGGATCAGACCTCGGAGTCTTGTACGGGTCTACACCAAACGTAATAAATTGCTCGACCCCAGGACACGGGCAGTCCGCAACATGACAGTCATGGAACGTACACCAGAAGTCTTCGCACAGATCACATTCAATCCACAACGGAGTGCTTTCAGGATACTGCACAAGTTCCGACATAATATCTTTTATTGTTTAACTGTATTTATATTGTTCCAAGCCTGTTCCATGTACCCGTTCCAACCATACAGAAAAACAAAAAAAATATGACGCCACATAACGACTTGTGGGGTGCATGGGGGTGTTCCAAGCACCCGTTCCGCTCAACCGCCTAAATGGGCGTACTCTCCACGCTATCAACAGGGCTACTTAACAACTTCTTACTTTGCCAGGGAAGTAGCTTGATACCACGCTTGTTGAAATACGCCATTGCTGATTCTCCCGTGATTGAACCAGAACCCTCTAACGCATCCGCTGCTTGACGCATGAGTTTCCAGTCTAGGCCCGAATGAAACTTTGCACGGGATCGTAACTGCTCAATTAACTGCTGAGTATTCATAGTGTCTCCTATTGTTATCTCAAGATTGGGAGATTCTACAAGAACGTCAAGTTGGTGTGTGTGGGGCTATAAAAATAAAACCCACATCAAATCTATTTAAGGGGGGGGTGTCCACTTTTGAGGACGTACACTTTTGATGACATGTCCACTTTTGAGGACACGCTGGATCAGATTAACCGAACCACCCGAACTTGAGCCGCCTCGGTTTTGGTTCTTCCCTCGGGAATTCCCTCATGACTCGGAAAGGTACCGAACCTTTCTGCATTCGGTTCTTTAGCTTTCCTACGTGGGCGTGAGGTTCATTCTATCGAAAGAACCCCCACTCTTTTTTCTATCTTACCCCTTGTGCGTTATTGCAGATGCAAGTATCATCCCTTCAGACATTACATAACGCCATAACAAAAGGACTCCATCAATGGACTCTTTAGGACGAATAAGGGCACATAGAAACTTAAATGCCCGCGACACTTCCGAGACGTGGAGCTACTACACGCTCCCACAGTCTGCACGTGTTGAGCGTGCCGCCTCACTGCTGCTCTACAATGTAGACATGAAGCAGCCCAACATGGGCAGCAAAGCCGCTAGGAGGTGTATCCTAGACGGTGGCAAGCGTAGCGTATTCGCTTGGCTCAAGTCTGCCGATGCGTACAGCATCGAGCCCGAGGCGGCGAAAGAGCACAGAGCAGGACTGCTGCACCCTATTGCATGGCAGCGGCTACGCTTCAACCCCACAAAAGGGCAGCAGTATTTTCAGGACGACGACGGGCAGCGTATCGATACCGCCGCCGCCGTTCTTCTTCTTAGCAATGGCAACGCCTACTTTCGGAGGGCTTCATAATGGAAACGCCAACGTACACCCTAGAGATCATCGACGACGGAACACTAGATACCGTCGTGCTCGTATTGAGCCCGGGAACTGACGGCGACTTGTTCGCACGTTATCCGAGAAGAACGTTCCGCTACTGCTCGGATTATCGGTTTTCTTTTGAGAATGACGCTGCGTTTTTGGACGCGATACGCGACGAGGTAGAAGCCGAAGTAGAGGAACTAATCACAGCCGAGGGAATGGGATAATGTACCTATACAGCCGAGTAACTTCCGACGATTTCGTAGATACCTTTCTGCGTAGCGAGCTGAGACGCGAGCAATTCAGTGTCCCCGCTCTACGGGCTCTCTATGAACACTTGAGCGATTTAGCCGAGGAAATAGGCGAGCCGATTGCATTCGACATGATCGCGATTTGTTGCGATTGGGTCGAGGGCTCATTATCTGAACTTAAGGATATGTATCCTGATCTTTTGTTGGAAGCGTACGCGGAGGATTCCTGCTTAAAGGATATGTATCCTGATCTTTTGTTGGAGTCGAGGGCTCATTATCTGAACTTTAGGTTCCTTGACGTGCTGCGAGAGCGTACCGAAGTAATTGAAGTTAAACACACTAACGAGCCGCCCACCTTTCTCGTCCAGGAGTTCTAATCATGACACCTGCTGAAATTGCTTTATACGCCATACTAGCACTCATGACCGCTGCGTTTATGGTTTGCACGACTAGCAAGAGCTTTAGCCGTTCGCCGCTATGGTGGAAGTTTCTCATATCCTTATGCCTTGTCGGATACGTTGGAGGGTTCTTCTATCTGTTAATGACCTAACAACCCGAGCAGTATCTAGCCTCTAGAGGTTTCGCCGCCTCTAGGGGCTTTGCTGTACCTGTGCCGCATTACCTCGGCACGTTTTCCAGGCTCGCAGAACGCGAGCCTATAACCTCAACCCATAGCACCCTATGAACTATGACAAATACGGGCAGCGTCTAACTGACTGCTGTGCTGCCTACGCCACTTACGGCGACAACGTCACCTTATCCAATATGCACACAGTCCGCTTGATGTGCTCAACGTGTGGCAAGCCCACAAAAGCGGGGGAAGGTGATCAAACGCAGTTCCGCGACGGTGTGAGCCGCTCGCAATGGATTGCCGCGATATCGGGCAGCTAGTCGGGCTCGGGCTCGGCTCGGGCTCGGGCTTGGGCTTGGGCTTGGTGATCAGTACTGGAGTACGGCCCGATTAGGCTCCAGGCATAATAAGTAGTGATTCTAAGGCGTTTAATCGTGTTTTGATTCTAAACGCAAAAATGACGGGGGTATTTTTTAGCTTGCATCCCGTTGCATATGCCAGTAGTATATACCACACACTAACGCCAATTATGAGGCACTAAACAATGTTAGCTTTATTAAATGAGCAACAATTAGAAGAAACTGCCGAGTCATATAAGCAGTTCACACTTTACCAATTACAGCTAGAGCAGCGGCACCGTCGCAGTTCGCTGTTTATTTGCGATCATCCCGAAGAGCACTGGCTGCGTATTCTTTCCAGTCATTTCGATCCAGGTAATGCACAATGGATTCTAGAGGGTTTAATCGAAAATGAAGAAGAACTTTTTATTCTCGACGATATTTTAGAATCATATTACGAAGAATCGGAAGAGTACTATTGGGATTCTTACCACAAGCCGACTGGCTCGCGTTTTGAGATTACCGAGGCCGCCGTTGCTAGAGCTAAAGAAAACGACGAGCTATCACCTGACGCCTTAGCTTTTCTTCGGTACCACGATACATATGTACCGTACGGCAACTCACCACGATACATATATACCGCGTGGCTGCAAAACGAAGAATTAACCGCCGTTATATCTGAAGCTTATGAGGATTCACGCGAATATGATCAGTGCAATGGCGTCATTTTGCATCAATCTAATAACCAACTTCTGATAGCTACGGGGGCATAATGTCGCATTTTTACGGAACACTGAAGGGTGCTAGAGGCCGTGGCACTCGCACGGGTAACAAGTCTTCAGGTATGGTTACGGAATGTGCTTCCTGGAACGGGGCCGTACGTTGCTCGGCTTATTACAACGCCGAACACGAAGAAGATTGGGTAGTTGTTGAGTTTGTGCCGTGGGAGGGTACGGGAGTAGAGGCCGTTATCTACAACGGCCCGTTCAACAACCCCTGGCTGGAAAGTACCGTATCCGAGGATATACAGCGGATTAATGAAGCCGTGCCCCTTAACGATAGGAGCGAAGAAGTCCAGGACACTTTGGAAGCGACTTTAGTTCTCTGCCAGGCTCTAGCTTTAATGCCGCTGGAGGTTGAATTGCCATATGAAGTAGCTACGGGCATCTATTCGATGCTTAATAAGATAGGGCCTCAGCTCGAAACCATTTTAGGCCGCGAAACCGTCGAGCGGGTACTCGGGGTGGAGATTAAACCTATGGAGGATATGAACTGATGGCATACGAAGATCCAACGGTTATTATCGCCTATTGGTACGCTGTAGGCATGGCGTTAGCTGTAGGCTGGTGTATTACCGCCGCCGCGATAAAATCCTATACCCGCCGTAATAGGTAGGGCTACGCTATAGCCGCCGTCGCGTAAGAATGAGCCCCCGTTAACGCGGGGGCTTTTTCGTATCTATAGTTTTTTGGGTCTTGCGTTGTCCTGTTGTTCCTGCCAGATTCGTAGTCCACAATTCTATAGAGTAATTCTATAGAGTGATTCTAAAGAGTTAATCAGCACGGGAGATACGATGCCAGAACAAAACGGCCAAGAATACGCCAGAACTGAGCTAAGGCGGCGTATTGATGAGTCGGGTTTAGGTATTACACGCTATGCCAGGGAACGGCTTATACGCGATCCTAGCACGGTCCACCGCTGGATCCACGAGGATGAGGGGAAACGGTCGCCGATACCCTCGGTTGTGATTTCTTGGCTGCTCGGAGCGTTCAGGTACACGGGCGATTCTACCCGTGACGAGTGAGCAGCGAGCCAAGCTAATGAAGGCGATAAGGGCATACGGCTTGTGCAGCTACCGACTAGGCAAGTGGAGTGAGGCCCCGTCAACAAAACGCCATAAAGATGATTCTAAGACGTTTAATCGGCTTTGGCTGGATCGGGCTAAGGCGATGCAACAAGTCGCCGACTACCTAGACGCCGCCGAGGATCTACCATGACTCGACCCAACGACGAGGACCGTAAAAAGTTAATTAGGGATTTAGCCCATTTAACGAAGATTCTAGACGAGCGAGTCAAGACACTTGAGGGCTCGTTAGCAAAATGCCAAACCACGCTAGGTGCATTGCAGCGTAAACTTAGACACCAACAAAAAGACCAAAATGACTGACGACGATATGAAGAAACTTTCCCGCAACGACGACTATCAACTTCGTGTAATGACGGAGCTATTCGGGGTGCTCCAGCGAGACTGGGAAAAGTTCGCGAGAGAATCGACCATTGAATATGAAGTCGGTAAAGATCAACGCCAACATAGTGGGGGGACCGATGCCAGCGGCAAAGAATTGGGCTAAGGAGATTTGGGAAGATTTATCACAAATTGATGTTTCCGAATACGCAGTAAGGAAGGGTAGTGGGGGCGGCTTCAACCCGTTGTATATACCGTGGTCGGTCGTCCACCACATTCTACAAAGTAAATACTGCGGCCATTACACCAGGACAGATGAGCCATTAGAGATTCTACCTGATGGAACGGGACTCGTAGCTTGCACCGTATCTATCCGAGGTGTAGAGCAAACAGCGAAGCTCGCCGTTATGGATCATCGGTTTAAGGCGATTCCGTGTGACGCACGAACCGTACAAGACGCATATCAACGGGCTTTCGTGAAGGCGGCTGGGCTGCACGGTCTGGGCCTTCAACTCTGGATTACGGGCGAGAGCGATCCCGTAGACCTAACGCCACGCAATCCTAAAGACCTCTACGATGAGGCACGGGCCGAGCTTGAGGCCGTCGTAAAACAAGCAGAGGATTCTAACACCTCTGAGATCGACGCTGACGTTTTAGCGTCGGCTAAAGCTCTGCTGGAGGATTCTAGCAAGCCTACTAAGAGGATGCAGAAAGCATCTAACTTCATTAAAACTCAATTATAGGACACATACACAATGCCAGAAGCAATCTTCCCCGAGGGAATCTCGGTTCGTGATCCCCACGAAAAAGCTCCCGACTTCGTTCGTGGCCGCATCTCCATGAAGAAAGACGAGCTAATACCCTGGCTGGAAAAGCAGGAAGGTGAGTGGGTCAACTGCGACATCAAGCGGTCGAAAGGTGGCAAGCTGTACTTACAAGTCGATACCTGGAAGCCGAAGACACCTACCGCACCGCAAGCGTCTGAGGAGCCTGGCGATGGACTCCCATTCTAGTCACCCACTCACATCATTAGCCAAGGAGTTATTCCCCGAACTGGAACGCGAAGTAGGTCACGCAATGGACGACCTTCGCAGTTCGGAAAACCGCCTTAACCGCATACCCGAAGCATTGCTACAAAACGGGTCAGCGGCGGCTCGGGGTAAGGCTATCCACAAGATCAATGCCGCTTGCGAAGACTTGGTATTTATGCTGAAGTCGTTGCACCAGCAGTACCCGAAATGAAAGAATCGGCAATCTCTAAGGAGATACGAGACTTTTGCAAAGGGCTTGGTTTTGCCGTTTACTCTACGGAACAAGGCTACCGTAGGGAGCGTGGTGGAACTCGCCAGACCCCAGGCATTCCAGACCTTTTGATCTTTGGCCGAGGCACATTTTTCTTTGTTGAGGTAAAGACCCCTAAAGGGAAGCTGAGAGATTCTCAAGTTGGATTCAGCGAGGAGTGTGCCGCTTGCGATCCTCCCGTTCACTATCTCGTCTGGCGTGACGTTCGTGACGCCTTTGATTGGTTTGTCGAGATGGGCTGGATCGAAACGATATGACAGGATTCGTTCTCCTGTCTCGCAGCATACAGGACAAAAGCCTATGGAGGGACGATCCTTCTCTACTCAAGCTATGGATTTACCTGCTTATGAGGGCGAATTACAACCCTGACAAGGTGTATGCACTCGGATCTGTCTCGGTTCGCCACGGGGAGGTGCTGAAGTCTTATCGCACGATAGCCGAGGAGAATGAGTATGTCAGCAACAACCGCGTTGTGCAGTGGTCTACAAGCAAAATCGCTAGGATGTTGTCATTGCTACAGGATTCTGGCAGAATTACCTACAAGGCTACCGAGCTTGGAACACTCATTCGTATCAATAACTTCGCTAAGTATCAGGCTTTTGACAGTTACAAGGCGAAGCATGGAACAGCAAAGAAACAGCAACGGAACAATATAAAAGCAGTAAATGAAATAAAAGAACTATGGGACATCTACCTGGAGGAGTTGGGCGGCACGGGCAAAAAACCAACCCTGACAGCCAAAAGGAAGCAGGTATTGAGCTTGCTTTTTGATGAACAGCTAGGGGAAGGCTACCAAGAGGAGTTCCGTGGGATTCTCAGGGCTGTTAAGGCTTCGGATCACCACATGAAGGAACGTGCCTACCAGATGCCTGAGTCTCTGTTCAGGAACGAAGAACGCCGAGAGCGTTGGATGATGAAGGGATCAGAAAAAAGACACCAGCCAAAGGCTCACGGTGTGAGCCGCAATCAATGGAGCGTTGAAGCATGAAAGCAGAAGATTACCACGCCAGGCCAGAGCTATCGAATAGCATGATGAGCAGGTTGCTCAAAAGTCCTGCACACCTGCGGCACTACCTGGATAACCCGCATGAACCTACTGCGGCGATGATTCTAGGCACTTACGCCCACACCGCCTTGCTAGAGCCGTCCGAGTGGGCTGGTTACGTCAGAGGCGTAGAGGGCGACAGGAGGACAAAAGCTGTCAAAGCGGCCCATCAAGAAATGCTTGAACAATACCCGCCAGAACGCATCATAAAGCATGAAACTTATGACCAGATTTCTGCTATGGTCGAAAGCGTACTCGCGAACCCTAGTGCGGCTACGTTGATAAAGTCGGCGTCCGAGGGTCAGGAAGGAGGATACATAGAGGAATCGGTATTCTACACCTGTGCGTTAGACGGTGACACCAACAACATGGTGTCCTGTAAGGCACGAATTGATGTTGTTCCTGGGATTAAGTCGATGTACAACGACTGTCTGGTGGACTTCAAGACCACAACAGACGCTTCACCAGATGCGTTTGGTCGGTCTGTTATTTCTTACGGATACCACCGACAGGCGGCACATTACTTTAATTGCTGGAACGCATCTCATCCCGAGGACACGAGGGACAAGTTCGTAATCATAGCTTGTGAAAAAACGCCGCCTTACGCTTGTGGTGTTTACGAGCTTTCGACGGACTTGGTGCAATTAGGGGCCTATGAAGTGCTACGGCTTATGGAACGGTATGCGGAATGTATCGACACGGATACTTGGGATGCCTACGGAAATACGATCCAGACGCTAGAGCTTCCCGCCTGGGCTACACCGCAAATCGGATGAAACAGGACATACTATCGTCTGACTTCCTTGAGAGTTATGAGGTCAAGCAACAAGAAGAAATTGTTAGTGTGCCAACTGGCTTGCCGACCTTAAATCGTATATGTAGGGATGATGGCGGGGGCGGCGGGTTTGCTCAGGGTTGGTTTGTGTCCGTTGGGGCCAACCCAGGGTTTGGCAAGTCTGCACTGGCGTTAAATATGGCGAGTGCCGCATTAAATCATGGTGTCAGCGTGGGCTATATAAGCCTAGAAATGTCGGCACAGCAGTTAGCAACGCGACTGTATTCCCTACATACCAACACCAAAATATCCAAGCTAGAGCGGGGCGGGTTTACCGAACTCGTTTGGAGGGACGCTAGGAGGGCCATGCAAGGGTCGCCGCCCTTATGGGTGCCTACAAACCTGTTGAGCACATGGAAGTCCGTCGTTGATTACTGTAAGGCTTGCTACGATGACGGATGCAGATACTTCGTTCTTGACTACCTCCAGCTTGTGCAACTAGGTGACGAAGATGCTATCTACAGGGCGACACAACGTATTGTAACCGAGCTTCGGGCATGGGCGGTAGAAAACCAGTGCACCATAGTTTGTTTGAGTCAGTTCAACAGAACTACGTCTGGTAATTACGATTCTACACCAAGAAGCCAGGGTTTATTTGGTGGTATGATTCTAGAAGCCAGCAGCGATCTAGTGTTGCTTCTCGACCATAGCCGTTATGAACGTCACATGAACAGTGCTATGACTTATCTGTGTGCGGCTAAGAACCGCCACGGGCCTACGATTGAGATTCCGATTGAGTGGGACTACCGAACCCTATCGGTTCGCGAAGGTGATCCACATGAGGAGCACCTATGGCCCGAGTAAAGGGAGGTATGTGGCCGACATGACCAGCTATTCAAATTGGGAATACACAGCCGCACGTGGTTGCGGTAGGTACTCAGCACTAGGAATTAACAAGCACGAAGGGCAGAGGGGGAAGGTGTCTTGGTATGGCTCGCACCCAACGATTGAAGAGGTCGTCGCATACGTTGAGAAGCGAGGCAGAAAACATTGCGATTTGCTGATATACGATAATACTCAGTCACCGATAAAGCTCGTAAAGATTATTGAAGACTTCAACTTAGACAAAACAAAGATATGGGCTGATGATGGAAGATATTTGAGGGATGAGGAGGACTTGTGGCCGAAGTAGAGTTGTTGTTGCGAGTATTAAAGACGATTGATTTCAGACAAGGCGTGTCTGAGTCGGTCGCACAACATCTTGAGACAATGATATCCGCAGTGTTAGACAAAGTAGAGTCTCGCGACAGGTTGCCAGACAACGATCCCTTGAGGTTCGACAAGAACGGCATCCCCCTGTCTAGGGAGGCGTTAGACGCCAAGCTTGAAATGATTATACAGTCATGGTAACTAAAGAGGAGAATGACTAGTGGCTGGACGACCGATTATTAAGGCGGCATACAAGGCTCTTACTGGACTTGGTGAAACCGTCATTTTTGAGAAGTATTTGGAAGTTCGTAGTGTAGAACGTTTGTTAAAGAATATTGAGCCTGATATTGGGCACGTTAGTATGGGTGTATTCTATAAATGGCTCCATAGCGACAGGACGGGAGAACGTTGGCAGAGGTGGCAGGACAACAAAAAGATCATAGGGTCTAACCTTGTTGAAGAAGCGTTGTCCATAGTTGATGATGCGGACGACGGGTCTGTACAAGCCGCCAGGTTGAAAGCGGAACAGCGACGGTGGATGTCTGAGCGATATAACCGCGAGGAGTATGGTAAGCCTGACGCCACGCTGAACGTTGTGAGCATAGGAACTGATTTCTTGAACGCCTTGAAAAAGGTGGAGCACGAAAGCTCTACAGAGTTACCCGAGGCTGACTACGAGATTGTTGATGAGGATTGATACCACTTCTGGGGATTTTGATTTCACCTATTTGTCATTAGGTGCGGGTGTCCAGAGTTCGGCGTTGTTGGTCTTGGCGTGTACGGACGACAGGGTGCCAAAGCCCGACGTAGCGATCTTTGCTGATACTGGAGATGAACCTGCGTGGGTGTATGAGTATTTAGAGGTTTTAAAGACTTACGCAGAGTCACATGGGATTGAGGTTATTGTGGCCCAAAAAGGTCGCTTAAGTGAATGGGTAGTGGACCGACAGAGATCGGGGGAACGATTTATTAGTGTTCCGCTTTTTACCAAGAACTCTGACGGGTCTACAGGAATGTTAATGAGGCAGTGTACTCAGGAATTTAAGATTCAACCCATCATTAAAGCGGTCCGTAAACACATGGGTTATAAACCGAGGCAACGGGTTAAAGAGCGGGTTCGTTGCATGATGGGGATTTCTCTTGATGAGGTGGAGCGGTTAAAGCCATCCCCACTCAACTGGTGTACTAATTCGTTTCCACTGGTCGATCTTGGTATTACTAGAGAAGATTGCTATAAAATTATTGAAGACGTTGGTTTGCCTAAACCCGAGCGATCCGCTTGCGTCTATTGTCCATACCATTCCGATAGCTACTGGAAATGGTTACAAGACAATCATCCTGACGAATTTGGCAAAGCTGTAGAATTTGATAACGACATTAGGGACATGACCGCACGGGGCCGTAATTCGCCTGGATATGTTCATCGCTCTTTGACCCCACTGTCAGAAGTCATCTTTGGTGGCGATCCCGACCAGGTAGATATGTTTGGAAGTGAGTGTGAAGGTATGTGTGGGGTGTGAGTGAGTCAGTACCAAGAGTATTTAGACGCCCTATATAGCTACGAAGAATATGTAGACGCATTTGCTGACACGTTTGTGGTCGTTACTCTCGAAGATTCATTTATAGATCGGCTTTCGGCTTGGGTCACAAAGGTTATAGCTGAAAAACGAAAAGAGGCACATCACCAGATTGATGGCAGCAACGAGCACAAGCGGTGGACGACGGGATACCTGGGTGAGTGTGCGGTCGAGAAGTATTTGGGCACCCCTTTCATAGATTGGTCTGTGGGAGATTCTTCTTTGTATAGACGGCCCGATCTTTCCAGCTTGGGTATTGATTGCGGAATAAAGACTGTCGAGCACGGGAAGTACCCGCTTGTATTCAAGGACGCCGAGACACCAGAGTTCATTGTTGTCAGAAAAGACCACAACACGTTCTGGTTATGTGGCTGGGCAGAGCCCGACATTTTAAACACACACCAAACAGACGAGTTGATTCTCGACGCTCGCCTCAAGGCCAGGGGGACAAAAACCGCTTTTTACGGTTTTGAACACCTGTTGCCACCCAACTTCTTAAAACTTGTTTTTATTTTGGATCTTGAGCGATTTTGACCCGCGAGGTTGCGTTTTAAGGCACATGGCGACCATTCCGAGGGTGTTGGGTAGGGCAGACTAGAGATGTCTGTTAATTCGCCCCTCAGCACGGTTAGCGACCATATCGCATAAAAGTTGCCATACGCGGCTTGCTGGAGGGTATCCGAATTGAGAAAGATACTCCTCTATGATGTCGTCTGGCGATTTTCCTATCCAACGGAACTTGTTGTTCTTTAATTTCTTAAAGTGTTGCGGGTGTTGTTTTGACAGATCCCCAATAGGCTTTCCACGGGCCGTGTTTCTTTTTTGACAGATCAGGTACGCTTCGACCGCTCTGTCGATAACCTGTTGGATTTCATTCGGTTCCTTCATCCTGGGTTTCCTTCGGAGGAAGAAGTCGATACGCCGCTCTCATGTACGACCTACCATCTATACCTGCTATGCGTTTTTGGGTTGCTTCCAGCCGACCAGCGTTCCAGAGCACCCGAAGTTTTTTTCGCACAGTAGGACTGCTCAAACCTATCGCGTCACTCAGTTCTGTTGTTGTAAAAGAATCCTGATCGCCCTCATGCGTCCGTATTGCCAGAATTTCTTTGATAATGTCTTCTTCGGTCATGCTCATTTCTCGCCCTGGATCGGTGTTGTGCGAGACACATTAGACAGCAATGGTTTTACTTCGACGCTACCGTCGTCTTCAATAACAAGAACTAAGATCCCGATACTTGCCATGTTTTCGGCAGCGATTCTATGGACCCATTCAGTCGCAAGTTGAAACGCGGGACACGCAATCATGCGAGTAACACCACGATGATCGTACCCACTGTCCATGTACTGATGATTATGTGATCGGATACCAATATCGGGTGGGCGTTTTTCGTCCCACGCTTTTTGGAGATTTCCTCTTTTCATCTCTTGCCACATATCAAGTGCGTTTTCGGCCCAGACATCAAATGCGTATAACGACGAGTATGAACGCCTGGTGTTAGCTCGCTGACCCATACGACCATGATGAGCAATATCCAACCGCACACTGCCGATATCTAACCTGCGTCGATAGCTCGAATACATACCCGTGTCAGGATCTTGCTCTACGGGCCAGCCTTGGCCGTGCAACGCTCTCGCTATGCCTTCTTCTGATTCTGCTGACCGACCAACATGAGAAGGTGTCCCCCGAACTACATGAACCTGTTTCGGTTTAAGAGCTAACGGAACAGCCAAAGATTCCATTGCTGTTCGTATATGGATCCCTGTAAGCGGACTGGCGATCTGGGGAGTTCTGTGGTGGTCGCCATCAATCATGTCCCCGTTCAAGACAAGGTGTAGTGTTTTTTTTCTGGATAACGTCTTAACAATTTGCCAGTGCTGTTTCCATTCGCTCCATAACCATTTTTGAGCGTCGGACGCTTCGTACCAACCACCATCGTCTAATTCTATACCTGTATCGGGACACAACCCGATAGTCGATCCGCAGTGCAGATCACTAGCAACTGCTACGATTGTAGACATTACCTACCCCATATGACATAACCCGCAGCTAACCCCGTAGCTGCCAGCCACCAATCAACCTTTAAGCGTAGACCTAGAGATGGGTTCATCGCCTTGTCTAAGGCTTCTATTTGCCGTCGTTGGATTATGTCCTTGAACTCATGTGCCGTCAGTTCTTGTCGCATGGTCAGGATAAGCTCTTGAGCTTGGTCAGCCCTTAACCGTTCGGCAGCGGTAAGAGTTCGTTCTTCGATAACCAGGGAGTCTAGTACAGCAATCTGCGTTTCGTAGCTTTCTACGATTTCGTCTAGCTTAACGACCTGGATCGAATCTAGGGATTCTCTCAGGCTGGCTGTAATAGCCTCAGAACGCATTTGTGCCTGACGGCTACGCTCTCTAAGCCTGGCAACCTCAACTTGATTCTGTGTCCGTATTTCTACGATGGCTGAATCTGAACGCTCTAGCTCTATCTCAAGCGAGTCTGTTCTTTCAGAAATAGAATCAATAACAACCTGTTGTTCTTCTACCCTGACTGCTGTGTCCTCTGCAATTCCACGCCAGTACGCTGATTCTGTTAGTTGATTAACTAACGCAAATACTAATAAAGAAGCAGGGACCGCTATCCACACCCATGTTGGTATTCTTACCATCGGGCTGGCGTAGGTCTACCGATCATTCCTCGTATGTCTATATGAGTAAATGTCTCGTATCGACCTATTCCAAATAAATGACTTTGAGGATGCCGTTCTAACATATCCGCAACTTCATTCGGTTTATAGCCGATTTTAACTACATCAGCAGCACCACAAGTAATGTGCATTGAGGTAATAACTCCCCCTATTGCTTGATTGTAGTCAGGATCTCTGTACCAAGAATTGACCAACACAGGAGCCGTAACTTCTTCCTCGCGAAGCCATGATAGAATATCTATCAGTTTTATGGCAGTTTCAAGCATTTTAAAATTAGGTGCTTGAAGAATGGTGTCGCCTGACTTGCGGCCTACATCACAAATTTCTAATGGCGTAAAGTTTGTAATGCCTAATTCTCGAAGCCTGTCTCCACAAACCTCGACCCATTCACCTTTCGTCATTCTCTCGGAATCTTGAGTCGTTATCCAAAAGTTCGGGTCGTCGTGGCTGTCGGACAGCACTCCCGATCCCCTGGGCAATCGCTCCGATTTGGGGTCCAAAATACTGTGCAATCCTTGGACCAGATGTCCATGCGAGCAATCCAGTAAAGATGGTCCCGAGTAGTGCGTAGGCCGCGTTCGGGACATCCCCCCAAAACAAGGCATCCGTCACAATTATGAACCCCGTAAACGCCAAGCACACGGCGAGAAAGGTTCTGGCTGCGGAAAGTTTGCCCTTCTCGTCAGCCAAAAGCTGTTTCATCATATTAACGTCTTCTTCGGAATCGTTCGGGGTCATTAAGCGACTGTAATAAACCTGTTCCTGCTGCACCTGTAGCTGCCGACAATAACTGTCTTCGTGCTAATTCTTGGACCGTTTTTGCTTCTTGTTTAACAATATTATCTGCTACGTCTAACAATCCAGCTTTTGTTTGTTGCCCTAATCGTTTTGCAAAAGCATTAGACACATTGTCCAGCATACCAGGGCCATACATCATTGAGGCAATCCCTGTTCTTGCACCTGCTCCAGGCTGTCCTGCAAGGGCGTAACCAAAAGCTGTAGCCGCTAATTGGCCTCGGTCCTGCATAACTGCCCCATGCAGAGCTTCGGCACTGTCACTATTTAGGCTGTCAGCAAAATTTAAATTGCGTTTCCCTTTTACTAAGTTATCCCTTAAACGTTTTATATCAGCACTGCTCAAATCGCCAACAAATACACCGTTAGGTGGATCGAAGTATTTCTTAAACGCCTTATCTATAATTTCGACTTTAGCCCCTTCATCTGCTGCATCTTGTACTTGGTCTGCAAGGTTATCAAGTATTCCCTGCCTAAACATTTGCTTTTCTGACCTGTTAATGGCACGGCCCACGCCCTCTTGCGTTCTTCCTACACGAACTGGAACATCAGACAGAGTATCGTAAAAGGTCTTTACGTCTACTTCGTTTTGGTTAAATACCTCTGATGCCTTGCCATAAGCCCGCGTAGCTTCCCTTCTGGCACCAAAATCTTGACGCACCTGGCCGTATTTAGGGGCAGCATTATCTACCACATTATCTAAACGACTTAACAGTGTTTTTGCTTGAGCCCCAAGAGCCCGTGTTGTAGCAACGGGAGAATTTAATTTGGTGTCTGCTAAGTCTCGCAATGCTCTCCGCATTACGTCTACTTGTTCAATGTTTAAATCTCTTAAATCAGGAGGCGTCACCGTGCCGTCAGGATTTATGGTTCCAAACAATGAAACCGTTTGACCAGGTTTACTTTTAACGTTACTGGCCCCTATAACCCTTCGGAACACTTCTCCCGTTGATTGGTCAACGTCAAAGGTTTTGTCTAGCCCATCCTTAAGTCGTGCTATTAACGCTTTGTTTTGGGGTTTTGCATTTAACGCTTGAACGTAAGCAAGCCTTGTTGCTTCAAGCTGGGCTTCTACCAATTCGCCGCCAAGAGGTTGATTTGGCCCCATAGCGTTTGTCAGGTCTTCAATGATTGAACGCCCTTCAGGAGTGTCTAATAACGCCTTTTTTACGTCATTAAACTCAACGTCAGACATATCGTACAAGCTAGAATATTCTTTGTTTGTTAATGTTTTTGCGGCTTCATCAATGCTTTCAGCAGTCGCTCGTTGTCTGCCTACTCGACCTGCTCCCGTTGCATCTTTTAAGTCACCAAGCAAGCCAGCAGCGGTGCCCTCTGCATTAGCGTCTGCATTAGTTCTTAGAAACCTTACAGGGTCGCCCTTTCCTCCAGCAGCACCACTAGCAACAACCGCCGTTGTTTCTAACTGGTCATTAAGCGTTGCAAGTAGCCGTCCACCAGATGTATCACCTAATACACTATCAATAGTTCTAAGAAAGGCTGGCGACAAAGTAGACTTTCTGTGCAATCCTTGTTTGGCTAAAGCCATCAAACCACCAAACAATTCTGAGTCTTCAGACTCTAAATATTTTTTGTATTCCTTGCTGTTTTTGTTGACCTTAGAAGCCCATTCGTCAGCTAATTCTCTAAAGTTTAGATTTCCACCTGATTGTGCTTGTGAGTTTACTTCGTCACGAATTTGTTTAGCAATAGCCAGATCGCCTACTTCCTGGGCCATATCTAAAGCTGATCCCGCACCTTCTGCTACGGAGCCTGTCCCCAGGCGACCCGCTCTTAATCCTTTAAATATAGTTTGAGCTTTTGGGATTACAGCTTGCATAGTTCCTCCCATTACTCCACCTAACCCACCACCAGTAACCGCCCCTAACAAACCACCCGTAATACGCTCGTTAATATTTTCTTCTAATGTGTCTTCGTCTGCGTCTGCCGCAGCCGCACCGTAAATGCCCCCTTCTAGTGCCCCAATCTTTCCAGCCTGAATAGCAGCGTGACTTATGCCGCCACCTGTTCCTGATAACTGTGCGGCTCTAGCAGCTTTGGCACCTGTCCCCGCAACCTGGGCAGCTTGAGATGCTCGTCGTAAACCTTGACCAGACCGTAACGCACTGGCTCCTGCCCTAAGCCCCGCAGCCCCTCCCCTAAGTAACGCAGGGGCACCAAAACCTACCGCTAACCCTCCTAATCCTTCCGCAAGCAAGGCGGCTCCACCACCCGCTTGGTCCCTATATTTTTGTAATGCACTTTGTTCGGCTTGTCTGCCTGACCTGTAGTCTTCGGCAAAACTGCCACCTTCTGTTAATAAGCCCTTTAAGCCCCTGCCAACGCCACGAAGCTCATCAGACAACCCAAACGTTGCTCCCTGGGCTACTGTGCGAGCAAACCCGCTACTTAAATCTTCTTGGGTAGTAACCTCGCGGACCCGTGGGCTTCCGTCGGGCCTTATGCCTATGACTTCATAAGTGTCACCAGCAGGGCTTTTAAACCGCTGACCAATCTGATATTCGCCGTTAGCCATAATTATTGTCTTAGCGAGTTTGGAACTACTCTACCGTTGTTAAGGCCCCCAACATAAACCGCGTGTACGCCACCCCCAGGAGCCGCTTCCCATTTAACTGGTGAATTGTTAAGCCTATTTGGGAACATTTGGGTGCCACCAGACACTAACTCGGACCCTTCGGGCAAGCTGTCCTGAGTATTTCCTGCCAGGTTCATTTCTGTTCTTATTTGTTCTTTTAATTCTGGATCGAAACGAAGCTCCCACCGATCTAACATCAAGTCCGTTCCAGCAGCGTCTCTTAAATATTCTACGTCTGCTTGGTGATCGTCCATAATGCCCTGCGTTCGGGCCCGTGCCAGATTTAGCTTAGATAGCAACGCTTCTCTTAGGTCTGTAAAGTTACCAGCTTCTTCTAGTGCTTTTGCAAGCTCCATTTCACTGATTGCACCTTTAAACATACCTAAATTGTTAATACCTAAGCTGAGCAACACTTTCTGCATTGCTTGTCTGTTAACGACTCCTTCATTGTTAACTATGGCATCAAGACCCGCTTTTATGTCAGAAAACGGTCCAAAATGACCTTCCGCATTCACATAGTTTCCTTCGTCGTCTTTTTCGCTGAGGAAATCAACCATTGTTTCTAGTTCCGCTAGTCCTCTGACGCTTTGTTCGTTTGCCGTGTACTGTTCCTGTACTCGTTCAAACAAAGGCAGTTGTCCCGCTTGCTCTAACGCATCTTTTTGTAGTTTTAACTGCTCTCCTGTCAGATCAATTCTGGCGGCACCTATCGGTCCACCAGCAACCCGTTCGTCATCATCAAGGCCCGCTCTCAGGTTTACTACCCATGTTTGGCCCCTGCCATCTGTAATGGTCTGCAACTCATTTGGTCGAGACAGGATTCTATCAACTGTTGCGGCATCCCAACCCATCTGTAGAGCTTGTTCTTCGTCAATATTTAACGCTCTCATCAATCCTGCGGCTCTAGCGTTGCGACCTCGTTCGCTATCCCGCCATTTCATCATGTATTCCATACCCTGTGCTGGTGGCATGGAAGCCATAATTGCTTTTTCTTCTTCAGGCATACCAAAGCCTACTTCTTCAATGGTATCCCGATATTTTCTCTCTTGACGGCCTTCTTCTAGTTCGGCTACGCCTTCTCGTAAACCTTGTCCTAGCCCACCGAAGCCTTCGCTCATTACGCGAGTTCCTGTGGCTATTAACGCATCACCAACACCAGGGCTTGTTAACGCACCCTTCAAGCCACCGCCCACCTTGTCCCAAAAGCTCCGTGGGCCTTCTGCCTCGGGAGCCATTGGTTCTTCTGTTTCTGCGTAAGTGCTTGGATCTACTAAAAATGATGATTGACCCGTAAGGCCAGCAGCCATATCACTTGGTGCGTCAAAACTTGGTATGTTTAACGAAGCAATATCTAACTGTGGCCCCTGTATTGGACTTATCTGTGGGGTCTGTGGCGATGGTGCTGTAAGACGATACCCTGGAGGCGTGTTGCGAGCTTGTTGTGCAGGAGCTTCCAACGGTTGACTAGCTGCCAAGGCTTGCACTAACGGGTCGTCTTCGTCTTCTTCAAAATATCCCGCTTGGTTTCCTGGTGCCCCTTGTCTGTTAAAATAACTGCCTGTATTGCCTAGCAGATTTTTAAGAAATGTTTGCCGATTGCCATTGTCGTCTGGCATTTTAACCTCCAAACGAGCTTAAAAGCCCACGATTCTGTTGAGCAAACTGTGGCCCCATCATTTGTAGCCCATACGCTGTCATTGCATCACCCATTGCAGGATTCTTGAATCCCTGTCCTAATCTCGACATTACTCTGGTCTTTAAGTCTTCTTCTTCCTCTACTTCTGGAACAATACCACCTGGCACTGGCACATTAGGCTGATGTGGCAAAAACTGTTGCACCATACCGCCACCAAAACGGTTAGTTAGCCCAAGGTTTGCGACATTAGCCATAATTTATCCTAAAGGATTAAAGAATTTAGAGGCAATACCACCACCCGCTAACAATCCACCAAATATCTTAGAGCCCAACCCTTGCTCTCTTTCCATCTGAAGCCTTTGTGCCTCTGGCAACATACTTTGCAACATTGCAAGCTCTCTACCGCCGCCTTCTTGCGACCTAAGCCACTGTTCGTAATCAAAGGCCATCTGCTCCTGTTGAATATCCCTTTGATCTCTGCCCATGTTTTGCAACGCGGCTGCGGTGGCTCGTTCTTCCTGTCCCAAGGCTCCCGCTGCCCGTAACTGATTGTCAACGTACTGCTGACTGCCCTGCTGCGTTAACTGTGCTGCTCGTAACGCCCGATCCGCGTCTGCTGTTAGAGCTTGTTGTCCCAATCGTTGCGTATCTAACGCGGCTTGGGTGCCTAACTGCTGTCCCTGCATACGAGCTTGTTGCTCTCTTGCGGCATCTTGCTGCCGTCTTTGAGCCTCAAGGTTTTGCTGTTGTAGACGAGCTTGTTGGCTAAGTTCTGCCTCTCTGGTTCCTGCTTGTTGCGACAACTGCTGTTCTTGCAACGCTGCCTGTTGTCCAAGCTGAGCAGTCTGCATTGTTGCTTGCTGCTCTCTACCTAAGTCAGCCTCCATTCTTTGTGCTGCTTTATCGAAGCCAGCAGCACGAATTTGACCAATGTTACGCAAATGCTGGCCCATGGCTCCTAAGTCTTGAAGCTGTGCTCTAGAGCCAAATGCACCCGATCCCGCTTGCTGTGCTTGTAACGCATTTAACTGCTGTTCGTAGTCCTGTTGTGCTTGATCTACCTGGGCACTAACACCTGTTGCATCCATGTACGCTTGGATACCCTGTCCTTCGGGACGACCTAAAGCCGACGCAGCGTCAATCGTTTGAGCTTCAACGGCAGTCGGTCCTGCTATGTCCTGCTCGTTTATAGCATCTAGCCCTCCCGTTGTGACCCCTGTTAGGGTGTCTACTTCTACGCCTTCTGGGGCACCTACTGTTTGTGCGGCTATTGCACTGGGTTCTTGTCTATTTAAAATGCCTTCCATTGCACCAATAGCGGCTGGCACAAACGGTTGTGGCCCTGCTGGAGGAGGAGGACGTTGATCTCGGGCCATTGGCTGTGGCGAAAGACCAGGTAGTATCTCCTGCGTCATTTGTTGCGGCATTCTCGGAGGACCGTCATCCCTAGAAAGTGGTTCCTCCATAGGCGGTGCTTGATAAATTTTCCCAACTCCAAGGGCGGGATTCTCTCTAGGATCTTGTCGTACAGGCCCCCTAAACCGCATATCGCCTATGCTGGGTTGCGGCGATGCCTTCAATACGGCAGGAGCTTCTAGCCCTGGGCCACCAAATTGCATATCTCCACGCCCACCTCCATCTCGCCTTACCATTACCTCGTCAGGTCTGCCAAACCCAACATTTTGCGGTGGCATTTGTGCCTGTCGGCTTGGTCTGTCTCGCTCGCCAGAATCCGCAAAACCTTGACCCATGCCGATATCACCACCGCCCTCAAAGCGAGGCCCACCACCATACATCTGTGACCCATCACCGCTTTTAGGTCGAAATGGCTCATCACTAGGCTTGCCGCCCGACATAATCATATCGTCAGGTGAACCTTCAGCCCCAAAGTTTCTCTGTTGCTGTGCGGTTTGCTGTTGAAATTGCTGCACTTGCTCAGGGGAGCTTTGTGGAGCTTGTTGTGGTTGCTGTGGCACAAACGGTGTGTAGCCACTACCCCCTTGTGGCTGGTAGGTAAACTGAGGCTGATAGTTCTGAAAACCTAAGTTTTGTGCTTGGTACGCATTAGGTCCTAATAGCCGATTTGTAAGAAACTGCTGCCCTGCCTGACCCATAGCGGTCATCCCTGGTACTTGACCACCATATCTCTGACTAAACGGGTTAGTAGCCGCGAATCGCTCTGCCTGACCATACAAATGCTCTTGCCTGGCCTTGCTAGCTGCATCAATACCTTCGCCACCAACGGCTTGTAAATTTCCGCTCGATCCCATTTTAATTCAGTTCCTTAATTAGCACCGCTTGTTTGTGGTCAAACCCATATGGTTTTAGTACCCGTTCCCACCCTTTTCGACCTTCCAGTTCAATTCCGTCGCAGCGTAATCGGTCGGCGTGTTCTTGGGCAGCGTCCAAGACTTGTTCCAAGTGGTCTGGGAGCACTCCTCCTGCAAGCCAAATACGCAGCATTTTTCTTTGAGGGTATTGGTGATATAGGAAGATTGCTGCACCGTCTTCCAATGGCTCGAAATGTGCCAATCCTGCACAGACGAGTTCAAATACGTCATCGACTTTGTAGGTATTGCCGCTTTTTGCAAGTGCAGCTTCGATGTACTGTACTCGTTCATCCCATTCCTTCTGGAAACGCACATTTTCTTTATCAAGATCACTCATGTTATATGGCTGTGGTGCCCAAATTACCTGAGTTGTCTACTGTAACACTATAACGAGTCCCGTTCGGACTTACCAATATCAAACGCTCGTTGTTCGCCAAGTCTATGTCCTCAAACTTTTTAAAGTTTGCTCGATCCGCTTGTTCTAACGCAAAATTGCGATTTGTTTCAGACACAATACTGTACGCTGGTTCTGGTCGTGATAACCGCAACCGTACTGAACCTGACGCTCCCGATGTACTCATCGTCTGCCGTTAGGTTTTAATTCTAGCCTTGGAATCCCTACATTCCATGAATTTGCAGAATTAGACGTACACCTTATTCGCACACTTCTGCCTGTAAACCGAACAGATGTTGGTGCCGCCATTGTGTACGGGCCATGTGTTGTGTCGCTGTCGGTAGGGTAAAAACGAGTATAAAAAGTCGTCGTTATGTCGCCCAAAGTAGTAACATCGGGTATCAGCGATGTTGCTGACAACACTTCGTTTCCAACACCAAGCTGTATTGGGCCAGATTCGACATAAGGCGTTTTAGTCGTGCCATCTTTGTCTTGATATGTCCCACCAACTTCGTGTTCATAAGGATTGCCGTCTGAATCGAATAAGATTGGAAACGCAAAAATTCCACGGCTAGTCGTTGACGTTCGTGCTAACGTTCCGACAGACCAATGATTCTCTAAATAGTTATATGCCACATACGAGTCTACCTCGGTCCCGCTGCCTGGGTAAAACCACACGACCTCAGAGTACAAACTGTTATGCCACGCAACAGTTTTGCTAGACTGAGCTTCGTTCATGTTGTTGCTAACAAATTCTTCTACATCACACGGAATACTTCTTGTATACCCGTCGTACATAAAGAAGCCATTAGCGTTACGGCCCATCCAGTAGGCAGTGTTGTTGGCTACAGCCACAGCGTTGATCGAAACAGGGCCACAGTCGTCGCCTACGTTATCGAACTGATAGACATACGGCAGACCTACATAAGTAGCTGTGTGAGCGTCAGCCGTTGTAAAAATGAGTATTTGCCCACGCACCAAAACGGCACCAAGAAGATCACCTGTTGATTCAATAATGTGATCTCCAGCTTGGTTTGTAGCTGAAGCTGTCCAAGTAGTGTTGTTTTCGGAATCTGACCAAAACACCTTTCGCTGATCGGCGTTTGCGGCAGACCCACCGTTAACAACACCACCAAAACACATTTGTATGCGTTGGGGTGTTACAATCGTAGCCGTAATGTGCTCTGGCGAATTAGACACCTGGGCAGCAACGGTCCCCGTACCGACACTAGTGTCCCACAAGTACAGTTTGCCGTCGTCGGGTGTACATCCCGTTAAATCTTCACCCCACATCGCAAGCGACCAGATTGTAGCTGGCGACGGCACTCCCAAGTCAGGGCGAGCGGTCCCGTAGCTTGACTTGCCATACAACCAATCGCCATACCCAGTGTTGGGGTCTGCATCTGTACTTCCAGCAGTAAAGCCAGCAGGAGTAATATCGTACCTACTTGCTGCTGAATTGTAGACGTACAGTTTGCTGGCAGATCCGACACCGATCCAGCGGTTGTTAGAGTTGTCCATCCATGTAACCGATGTACGAGGTACACCCGTTACTGCTGTGGTGCTTTCTCCCCAACCACGCCATCCACCCATCGGACCAATCGCACCATTACTCCACCGCATAAGGTCTGCGTCATACCATCGACCTTGTGCCTGATAGACTGTGCCGTTTTTAAAAAGTCCAGGCTGAAATTGTAGGTTAACGTATTGGGGCCTAGCCATGTACTCACTCTGTTAGTTCCGCTTCCACTGGCTCTAGTACAAAAAATGCGTTCTCACCTAGATCGCCCTCAACAATGTTGTTTCCTGCCCATCCCGCAGCAGCCATCATTGTGTGGATTCTTTGATCTAGTGCTTGAGCGTGTTCTTGGATCTGCTTTCGGTCTGCAAACACTTGCCTCCAAACCTGAGCCTGTTCTTCGGTTAGTTCTACTTTGTTTTTTGGCGTAACAAGCATCTCTTTTTTGGCGTTCATGCCTTTTTGTCCTCTTTTAAATTACGAGTTTCTACCTCTAATACAGTAATTCTCTCACCGTGATCGTCAACTTTGTTATCCAAACTGGTAACGATTCTTTCTATCTGTGCGATTGACTGCCTAGCCCCGTTAAGTCCCGCTCGTACCCCGCCGTAAGCTGCTCCTGCTGCTAACAACGCGGGGAAGTACGAAAGCATCTCCTCAAGCCCCGTCATCCCCAGACTCCAGCTCTAATGCGTGAGTCTTTTCTTTTATAACAAACAACAACACAATTATTCGCCATTCTCCTCAGACTCTTTTTTATTTCTTTCTAGTCTGAAAAGCCCATTGTCGTCAGTTGATTTTGAATCTGTGTAGTGACTATCATTTCTTTCAGCAACTACTAACCATGACACAGTATCTGCACAGTCATCGTCTTGTGCCGAAAGAGTAAGTGTAGAACCTGACACAGACCCACGCACTTGAGTCCAACCTGTTTCGTTCTGCACCCAGGCTTGAGGATTGCGGCAAAGAACCGCCCATGTACCGCTAGTCATTCTCGCGGCCTCATCTAAGTCAATTATTGCAGCACCTTCTTCAAGATCAATGCTGCCACGGTACATAAGATCAGCTTGCGGACCCTCAATGCTTGCATGAGACAGTGTGTGCGTGTCCGTCATGCCTGGCAAAGGATGGTCAATTCGGAACGTCTTTGTTCCTGCGGTAAGCTCCCCAACCACATTGACTGTGCCACCGCTTGAAATGCTCATTCGAGCAGTTTCATTGGTGCCAAAAACTATGCCTATTGAGCCAGCATTGTTGTAGATATTCATGTTGCTAGCGTCTAACGCGATAGCAGCACTGTAACCGTTTCCAGTGATAGCAAACTGGCCGCTAGCACTAGAGTCCATTGAGATGTCTTGCCCGTCTTTAACAGTAAGCCTAGCATGAGGCGTTGCTACGCCGATACCAACGTGGTCATTTCCTGCGTCTACAAACAGAAGGTTTTGTTCTGTGTCACCTTCAACCCGCAAATTAACATCGGCTCCAGCTTCGTTAAAAATCCAAGCACCTTCGCAGGTAACTGTGTCGCCCGACGCACCAATTCCGATTGCACTACCGTCGCTAGAAATGCTGTCGAGTGCTATGTCCCCGACGTTGGTAATGTTTCCATCACCAACACTTAGTGAGCTGAGCGTCCCTGCTCCTCCAGAAATCGCACTTGATCCAACGTCGATGGCCCCAAAGCCAGACGTAATCGAGCCAGCGTTCAGGGCACCGACCGAAGTTATCTGCGTTTGAGCTGCATCTACGTTGAGTGTTCCTGACGAACCTGTTAAGCCAGTGCCACCCATAGCCGTAGCAAGATCAGCTATAGATTCTTTTCGGGATGTATTTGAATCAGAAGCGTCTACGATAGCGATGCTGTCATTTGCTACGTTAACGGCTGCTGCTGTCAATTCATCAAGATCGAGAGCCAGCGTTACATCCCCGCTTGTACCACCACCAGACAGACCATCTCCTGCTGTTACGCTGGTAATATCACCCGTAGTCGGAGTAGCCCACGAAGGGACACCCGACGCTAGAGTTAATACCTGGCCGTCTGTCCCCTTGGCGAGCTTGGCTAGTGTTGTCGAGCCAGAAGCGTAAAGAACGTCCCCTGCGGCATAGCTGGTTAGCCCTGTGCCACCTTTGTTTACTGCGATTGTGGTTGCAGACCAGGTGCCCGTTGCAAGCGTACCAACCGCCGTAATCTGCGTCTGCGAAGCATCGACATTAAGCGTACCCGAGGAACCCGTCAGGCCCGTACCGCCCATCGCGGTTGCTAAATCTGCTATTGATTCTTTGCGTGTACCATTCGAGTCGGAAGCATCAATAATTGCAATCGAGTCGTTGGCTACGCTTACGGCAGCAGCAGATAAATCGTTAAAGTTCAAGGCCAGCGTTACGTCTGGACCCGTACCGTTCGTAACGGTTAGTCCACCGTTTGTAGCATCTGCTACAGATTTAAGATCGCCTTCCTGGTCCGTAACCCATTCTAGCGTTCCAGAGCCATCGGAAGTCCGCAGGATCTGGCCTGACGAGCCGACCGCTGCTGGCAACGTAAGCGTGTAAGAGCCACTAACTGTAGCTGGAGCGTCGAAGCCAACATACTCGCCTCCTGACGCATCTTGAAGCCTTAAATCGCCTTCAGCAAGAATGTCTACCTGGGCCGTGCTAATCTTACCCGTAAAGGCTACATCATCTGTCCCGTCACTAACGCTAAACACAACACCGTCAGTTCCCCCGCCGTCTACGTTTGTAGAGTTTAGTTCAAACTGCGTGTTGCTACTGTCGTAGATCAGCCAATAGTCGGGTGCGGCACCAAACTGAAGCGGGCGATCGTCGCCCATTTTGATTTGGTCAAGCTTGTAACTGCTGCCTGAGATGTTTTGATTATTAACATGAAACGTGACTGATGTAGACGCTTTGGCAAACATTGCGTCGATGTAATCCAAATCGCTGTTTAGCTTAGTGCCCCAGGTGTTTGTGCTACCACCAACTTCGGGTTTGGTTAAGCCTAAATTGGTAGTGGTTGTATCAGCCATAGTATTCTACCCCAGCGGTCTTGATCTCATGCGAAGCGATGATCCTGTGTGCATCTGACGCTCACCTTGCAAACGAAGCGCACCTAGTGACGCATCTAGTCTTGTAGACCACAAAGCCACTCGTTCATCATTTTTTAGGTACGGCTCTGCCTCTACCAAAGTGCCAAATAAATAGATATCTGGATGATTGGTTAAAAGCCAGTTTGTTGTTGCTGAATCCGTTAACGCAGGAATTTTTGTGTAGTACACAATAGATGATGTGTACGTCTCGTCAGGGGATGGAAGAACCTCTAACTGGTTACTCGATCCTCCTATAACCGTAAAGTAAACGGGCCGACCCGTACTATTCATGTCAGCCCGTCTCTCGGCAATTTCTTCTGGCGTCAGGTATTCAAGCGTAATAACTGGCGATGAGTCCAGCACTATTCTAGTAATCTCTAACGTGTCAGTCGGTAATGTCGTGTACCGAGCTGCGATCGAATACGAATCGTTTTTCGTTACCATATCGGGCTGGCGAATTGTTCTGTTAAAACTTGCTTCAGCCAGCTCAATAAACTCAGGTATCCGATCTGTCAGGTCTGTTCGATCCAACCAGTTTGCAGTCGCAGTCTTTAGCTGTGCATAGGTTGTAATCGCCATCAGACTCTCCCAGGCCGTGTTCGGAACACGCGGTTGTCAGGATCGTTTAGCCATTTTTTTATAGCTTTTTGATCCTTGAAATTGTTCGATACTTTTGCCAATTCGTGATAAATACTCATTGGAATCGACGCGACATGGTGCTGATCGCCTTTCCAGTTAGCCCGCTCGTCCACTTGTCTGAACTGAGTCTTATTAGCCTCTACGATATGGGTAATATCCTGACGAGTCTCTAGTCCGTAATTTCCGGTAGAGTCATCGTAATGAAACCATTGTGTAGTCTTGGTTTCTGGATCGTAGTCGAGTATTCGCTTCATGGATATAGCAAACCTAATGGTGGGACAGGAGTTGCCCCCTGCCCCACCAGAAGATTACGCCGCAGCCGTGATTCCGGCAACAATCCCGTGAGCAGCTTCGTTGTTAACCTGAAGCCCCCACTCGATTAGAGCCATTCTCTTGTCTGCATCACCCGTTCTTGCAAGAGCCTCAATGCTGTAAGGCCGCAAGGTTGCGAGCTTCACCTCATCGGTGTCGATGAGCAGCGCCCAGTCGTTCATTAGTGAACCGGCACCCTCGTCCTCTACCGTGGTAAAGAACCGATTTGGAACAACGCTTAAATTACCAAAGTCGCTAACATAAATGTCAGCCGCTCCAATAATTACCGAAGGCTCGGCACCGTCTACGTTGTAGCGGCTTGAAGCGATACCACTGAACCCACTAACAACAGTCTTGTTGTACGGGGAAACCATTAGCATCGACGGCTCGCCACCTGACACAAAGCATTCTTGCATCGTGGTCTTGAGCATAGCCTCAGTAAACGCGGTTGGTGTACCAAACGACTTCCACACCTGAGCCGCACCTGTCGGGGTTGAACCCGTGTAGGAAGGCTTGGTTACGTTGGTGGAAGTTTCGTTGGTTTTGATCCAGCCAGGGAACCCAGCGGTTACGCGAGCGGTTCCCGTGGCACCAGCAACGGCACCAACACCGTTTAGCAAGCAAGCAACTTCAACATTACGCTTTAGTTCCTTAGCTGCTTTTGCTGCCTGATAACCAACCTCAGATGCCCGACCAGCCTTCAGGACGGTCTGCTCCGTTCCTGAAATGATGAAATCGACCATGTTGATCTGGCAGTAATTCCCCATGCGAGCGGTCGCGGTGACTGCCGTGAAGCTGCTCAGATCCTCACCTTCAACAACAGGTGTTGCTGAAGCGGCAGCAAGTGCATCTGTCTGCCATTCAAAATATGTTGCTTCTGCATCTCGCGTTCCAATGTTGCTCTGGAACGGAGTCTGCGTAGGACTGATATCGGAAATCAGATCCGACAAGTCCTCCCGTAAACCCTTAGCATCGTATGTGGTAAAGGTATTTGTTACAACTGCCATGATAAATGTTTCCTTGTGTTATTCCGTAAGCATCGCACCCAACAGAGACGCAGCATCCTCAACCTTTCCAGTTTGTTTCAGCCTTGCTCGTTGAGCCTTTGCCTTACGCCCACGCATCTGACGACTCATTTGTTTGCCTCCAGATTTAGCGGTTTTGATTTTCGATTTTGCTGATTTGACTTTCTCACCATTTGCAAGCTGGTTGTATCTCCACGCATCACGCAACGCGACTAACGCTCTGTGATCGTAAATCTCATTGAGTTCGTGTTCACTGAAACCCAACTGTTTACCAAACTCTAGCAACTGTCGTTGTTCGTTGGTTTGAACTTCAGAATCAGACCATTCAGGGATTTTCTCCAACACCAAGGCACGTTCAGTGTTTAGTCTATTCTCCAGGTCTTGTTCTTGTTGCTGCATTAAGACTTGTTGCATCCTAGACTGTTCTTCTCGTACTGCTTGGATCTGTGTTTGCCGATCTCGCTCCATCTGCTTGAGCTTTAACCACTGAACGGGGTTCTCCCTTTCCAAGCGGTCCCAATCAATGTTCGGTTTTGCAGCAGCTTCCATTTGCTGTTGAAGTTGCTGGAGCACAGTCGAATACGACTCACGCTCCTGCTGAACAGCCAAAGCACTAGCTTCAAACTCTCTGCGTTCATCTGCTAATGCTTGACTTTTCTGTGTGAATGACGAGCCCCGTTGGTAGCCTGATATGAGTTCGTCAAGCGGGACTTGCATCTCTTTGCCGTCTACTATGACACGGTAGGATGCAGTCTCACTTTCAGATTGTTCGCCATCAGCCTCATCGTACATCTCATCCACTTCATCTGAATCGTCATACAATTCAGACTCGATGACATCTTCTTCGACGCCATTTTCTAGCTCAGGTTCAGAGTGCTGTTCCCCTTCCTGGGGTTCCGCGTAGTCTGCCCTAAGCATTTCAGCGAGACTTTCTTGAATCTCACTGTTCGTGCGTCGGCGTTCACTCCCTTGGGGGTTTTCTGTCCCCGCTGGGTTGGTGACTGTAGCTTCGCTCACGATTTTCTTCCTCTTTTTGGTTTTGAAACACTGCGAGACTGCTCCACAGCCCAATCGCCTACCAGGGTGCGGAGTCCTCGCACGATCTCATCAAGGCCCCTGCCTTGCATATATAAACTTTCTCTGACACCCACATCATTTACATCTGTAAGTGTCCATTGTGCAATAATGTTTTGCCTAACTTTTTCCAGCACTTCCAGAAATACTCCGTCTTCAAGTATTTCCTTTGCCCTGCGACCCTTCTGCTCTGCTGACAAATTATCCATCTATAATATCAGCTTCTTGTTTAATCGCCGCTCTTAGCATTTCTAATTCTACGTCGTCCTCGAATTTCTTTTCTCGTAATGCTAAATCGCCAGCTATTCTTGTGGTTTCACGCTCGTTGAGCATTTGTGCTTTCGTCGCGTCAAGCTGCAATTTTTCCTGGTCGATAGCAGTACGGGCCTGTATGTCGGCCATTTGAACTTGTGCCAACTGCTCCTCGGGTGTTGGCTTCGGAGGAGGAGGTGGTGGCGGCTGATAGTCAGGTGGTATCGGATTAAAGAACTGGTTTGAATCTTTAAAGCCACTGACTTCGAGTATTTTTGCCAGCGTGTGTCTTATTTGTCCAAGTCCTACTAAGGGATTGTTTGGACCCATCTGCTGCATGATTTGCTCTTGTCTGCCAGCAATTTGGTTAAGTGTATTTAACCGTTCGTCTGTCATGCCTGAGCCAAGCCCAACGTTTGTAGAGACATCCATTGTAGCATCCCAAATTCTTGGATCTACAGGAGTCCACTCGTTGCGAAGCCTGACCATTCTTTGTTGGTCCTGGTGCTCAATAATTAAACGCAGCAGTCCTTTGAACAAAGGTTTAAAACCTGTTTCCGCAAACAAACGAGCAATCATTTCGAGCCGTTGTTCTGCACCCCTGATAGTAGCACTGACGGCTGCTCTGGTAGTTGACTGCAACACATCTGGATCTAGACCTTGTGATGCACCAGTTACACCTGTCCTTGATTCTTTCATTCCATCAAGGTATTCCATCATTGGGAACGCTTCGCGGCCAAGGAACGGTACATTCAACTGCTGGACCATGCCTGGTGCTCGCATCCTAATAATTGACCCGACTTCAGGATTTAGCACATCGTCGATATCTACCTGACCTTCAACAATTCCTGTTCGGGGATACAAGGCAAAAGACAAAGAGTCGAGCATACCGCGAAGAACCGCCGACTTTACTCTCTGTATGTCTTTGGTCATATCTGCGACATCAGAACCAAAAAACACATGGGGTTCTGGATCGCATGAAAACACAGCAAACGGAATACTGTGGATCGGCTCGTTGTTTACGAGATGGTAATTCGAGCCTACGGTGCACACACGCCGTAACTCGGCTAGGCCATCCCCGTCATAATCGACATAGCAGTACGCCTCTACATACAACACTCTGCGTTGGTTATATGACGATAATGGGCCAGGCACCGTGCGGTCTGGATAACGAGCCCAATATTCATCGTTATCCGTAAAGGCTACTTCATCTGACAAGTAGTTGTCGAGCATATCCTTGTCATAGCCCATAGCTACCAGGTCGCTGACGGTTGCCATCGTCCTGTGTCCCACAACCATTGCATCGTCCAAACTGGTCGCAGCCGAATCCACAAAAAATTCTTCAGGTGGCATCGTCTCGACACGAACACGATCTCGCCTACGCTGACGTTTAATTTCTACATCATAAATCATGGGCGGCTCTATACCCTGAGCCGTCATCATTTCTATTTGCTCTGGCGGGGCGTTAGGGTCAGGTATGCCTTCTACTGACACGGCCTCTACGCCTTCTTCGTCTAACAACAACCCAAGAGTTGCCTGATCCAGTCCTTCAAAGCTGTAGGTATGTACTTCCAGCGAATCATCCCAAGACCACTTAACAATACCGCCTTTGTTAACTAGTGCGTCTTTGAACACACTGTAAAAAATTCCTACAGAATCATTGTCTTCACGAAGTATATAGTTGACGTAATCGGTTGCCTGTTCTGCCATGCCCACATCTTCGGGGCCGCGAGGCACAAACTCGACCATGTTCTCTGCACCAAAAAACACTCGCATCAGTGATGGGAGCATCGCTTGGACACTATCGCGAACATCGCGGCTCACGACCTGACTACGACCGTCTACCTCATTGCCAAAGGGTTCGCCATTGTAGTAACGAGTAGACTCGGCCCTTATTGGGCTGATGTCGTCATCAATAAATTGAATAGCGTCTTCGATGTATTGACGAACCGCAACCTGAAGTTCGTCTTCGGTCATGCCTATACCAGCTTCGGTTTCGGCTTCGTCTATATACGCCAAACTATACCACTCACTTAAAAGTGTACTTTTGGAACCTACGCTTTTTGTTTCTAATGTTCAACAGTAGGGTCTAGGGGCAACGCCCGTGTAGGAGGGAGACACCTTTGTTTGTTTAAGTCAGGCTGGTACGCCAAATAACAGCCAAACCCCCTAGACAATTCCTGCCAAGTCTCTTTTCAGTTTGCCAGAACGTCTGCGTGATCTGCCACCTATAGCAGTACCAGCATCAGACGCAAAGGTCAATACAAACGCATCCGCAGCATCAGGACTTGCGACACCTCGTTTTTTTAAGTCTGCCTTAGACTCAATTTTTACCTTACCACTAGACGTATATGTATAGCGTAATGTTGTAAGCTCGGATTTTAAACGATCATCTTTTGGCAAGCGAACATCGCGGCCCTCTAGCCACCCTTTAGCTTTGTACCACAATTCTGCTCTGAGATTTAAATAAGTGTCGCCCATGGCAGGGCTTTCACTGACGTTGATTGCGTAGGCTGGCAAACCAAGTTCTCTAAGCCTGTCAGCTACACCAGCACCTAGTCCTATGGCATCAACAAAAATTTCTTCAGGTTTTTCAGTTGATGTGTCGTATTCTGCTTTGATGGCACCTGTCAGTTGCATTGTATCTAACCCACGCCACAATCTTACTGGCTCTGTTACGGCGTTTCCTTTTCTTTTGCATAACGCCGAAGCATCCGAACCAAACCGTGCTACATCTACGCCCCAGGCTGTCGGGCTGTACTGAGTCGGTAACACATCTCTGTTTATGGCGGCTTCCGTTAAATCCATGCTAATGACTGTATCGTCGTCACCTTTAGGAAACTCGCCAAGCACACGGATACGGTATGTATTGGATTCCTCACCATATCTTAACTTGCACTCATCAACATATTCTTCAGATACTCGTGCTGTTTTTTCGCAAGACACATGAAAGTTTGTCCAGCGATCTGACAGTTTGTGAAACGTATCGTAAAAGTAGCCAGAACTTCTTACGGGGTTTCCAGCCAGTACCATCGAAGCGTGTAATGCACTCATGCTACCACCAGCAGCTTCGTATACCGATTCAGGCACACCGCTGGCTTCGTCGCATATCAATAGAACGTGTTCGGCGTGTACACCCTGGAGTGCGTCGGGCTGTTCGGCCCTGGATGTTCGTGCTGATATAAAATTGCGTTCGGGATCAGCAGCAAGTTCTATTCTGTCAGATCGAATAACAAACATATCCATAAAACCTGCGGGTGACTGCTTTAGCCACGCTTTCGCTTCAGGCAACAATGCGTCATGTAACTGAGCAGACGTAGGTGCAGTGATGACTACCTTTGCGTGGTAATGGCAACTGATCCACCACAAGGCGAGCCATGACAAACAACTTGTTTTTCCAACGCCGTGACCAGATCGGATTGATACCCCACGGTCGCCCTTTGCGACAGCAGTCATTACTTCTGACTGCCAGTCATCAGGATCGGCGTTTAGGATGTTGGTTACAAACAATGTTGGGTCTTTGCGGAACCTAGCAATCGAGGCGGCAAAATCCATTAGTCTTCCTCACAAAGCTCACACGTTTCGTCCCCCTTTAGGGTTTGATTGCATAGCGAGCAGAGTCGCCATCCAGATGCAAAATCCCATCCGCAATACACACAAAAATCTTGCGTAATAGTATTCTCTGCGGAACATCGGGGACAAAACATAATGGTTGGGCTGGTGTCATCAGGATCGAACATAACTCCTAGCGTATTTCCATTTTTACTTTTAACAGTGCAATTTCTCGCTCTAGGTCTACAACGGCCTGACGCAACTCTGTGATCTGCTCAGTAAGTAATCCTGTTGTGCCTATATATTTTTTTTGTCTTTCGGATACGTCTTGTATTTCTACCATAGCCTGTGCGTCGGCTCGTTCCATCCCCTCAAATCTTGCACCCGCTACCCATGTTGCGATTAGCACACTTATAGCAAACCCGACTGATATTGCAGGTAGCGAAGTTGCTTTTGAGATACCGTTAGCCATCAGTGCTTAACGTTGGCTTTTAGGGCTCGCAAGTGCTTTCGGGCCATGTTCAGTGTTTTGTGGGACTTTATCGTATGCCATACCCCAGACTTTCTCTGGACCTGGACAGATTTCCCCTTAAGGCGATACGGCATCAACACACCTCCCTGATGAGCAACACACAACAGACTCATTACCATGCCAACAATTATTCATACTGGCAGAACAGGCGAAGGCTATCAGTAGCAGCAGTATTAGCAATACTGTTTTTGCCACATTAACCCTTGACTGTACCGTACCGTTTGGTGCCAGCCCTGGTAGGACGCTTGGTCATACCTAGCTTTCTTTTGAGCTTGGGCGAGCTTGCAGAAGGAGTCCTCATAGCCATCGCTCTTTGAACTTCTTCGTTAATCGCGTCCATCTGCATAGGACTAGACTGTGCCCGAAGCATTTCCATTTCCCTCTCGCTTATAGCACCGCGAAACGGGCGAAGACTG